TTCGATACTTGTCTTGATCTACATGACTTTGTTTCAGCATTACGCTTAAACGTTTTAACTTATGCAGAAGAAGAATGGGATCAAATTAAGTATTTGAATTATAAAAATAAAAATGATATAAAATGTTTTTTTACTATTTTATCTCAAATTTGTTGGGATGAATTGGGTATTGAGACATTTTACCCTTTACCATGGGAATTTAAAGATATTTTCCATGATCTTGATGCTAATTTAGTTAGCAATTTACTTCAACGCTTTTCAGAACTTGCTTTAAGTGGAGATGTTGAGTTGAATCCTGGACCAGTCATGAGCAAGTTTCTTGCTGTTAGCTACCTAAGTGATTTTAGGATGGTGGTTAACACTCAAGGTTTACTTGATATGATTCAACATGGAACTCAAATTCCTAAAAGTTTCACGTCTTTCACTCGAGATTTTGCAACATTTGTTGAAAAGATCCCTGATCGTTTGTTAATGGAAAATTCGCTTGGAGATATGCGCAATAGTTGTTCACAACTTGTTGATATCGTGCAAAATACATTCACTCGCATGGAAGCTCAAATAGATTCTAGTTGTGCACAAATTGAAGGAAATATAGACAAAGCGCGTAAAATTATTTTTGGTGTTATTGTTGTGCTTGTTATTTGGTTTGCTATTCATAAAATTGGTTTGACAGGAACAATTGCTGGAATTTTATTAGGTTTTGCTTTAACATATTTTGGTGTTTTTAGTAATATTAAGGATTGCATTTTAGATAATGGACAAAATTTTTGGGATTGGATTGGTTATTCACAACAACGTGTTAAAGTTGAAGGTTTTGGTGTTGATTTAGCTAACTCACTTATGGAAAATTCACAGGCTCCTATGTTATTTTCAGCTATTTTTACAAGTTTGTTCGTTTTTGCGGTTAAGAGTAGTCCAACTACTCATGATTTGGAAGATTTATCTAGAAAAATTTTTAATTATCAGAAAGGAGCAACTTCTATTCTTACAATTTTTGATAAAGCATCAGACTTATGGACACATATGATGGAAGTTATTACTCACAAATTAGGAATTCAAACTAGTAATGGAAAGCTTACAAACTGGAGTTTAATGGTACGAATAAACGCTTGGATTTCAACTAATGAATGTTTGTTTAAAAAGGGTTTTGGTGATGTTCCAGATGAAAGTGGATGAGATTTCTTTTGATGAAAGGAAACGTCGTCGTACTGCTTTGATGAATCAATATAATGAAGGAGTTGATTTTATTAATCTTAGTAGATTTGTTGATCGTCCTACTATGTTGATAGTTCAGCAGTGGAATCAAAGAATTGTGAAGAAAGTCGAACAAATGAGTACTGAAGCGTTAAATGGAGAAATGCGTAACCCTCCTACTACAATGTTATTGTATGGTCGAAGTGGTGTTGGAAAAACTTCAATGTGTGATGGTATTAAAGCCTTAGCAAGTGCAGTTATTTCCGATGCTACAGGAACAGAACGTACTTCACCTGCCAACGTTTATGTACGAAATTCAGACATGGACCATTGGGATGGCTATCATGGACAACAATTTGTTATGTTTGATGATTTAGGTTGTCGAAAAGATAGTGAAGCTAATCCTAATAAAGAGTTAGATGAATTGATTCGTGCTAAGAATAGTCAACCTTTTCCGATTAAAATGGCTCATTTAGATGACAAAGGAAAGTTTTTCACATCTCAGTTTATTTTCTGCACTACTAATATTTCAAATATGGCAAGTTATGTTAAAAGTATGACTTATCCAGAAGCTATCGTTTCACGTTTATCAGAAATTCCTTACATCGTACGTATTAAACCTCAATATCGTCGTCCTATGTCTGCAGAAGAAATAAATATTTTGGCTTCACAACAGATTCATGATCAACATTATGTTGATAAGTATCGTGCTCAATATGATGTTAGTGATGAATTGGTAAGAGAAAAGTTTCCAAATTTAACATGGGGAGATAAAGATATGACAAAATTTTTAACAAATGAACAGTTTGAATCAATTAAACCAGCAGAAGTTAGAAAGTGTTTAGACGGTACTCCTCAAGTAGTTAATTATGGAATCTATTATTTTGAACCTCTTGATATAAGATCAGGTAAAGCATGTGGCCCTCCAATAGAATGGGAAGAATTATGTAATATGGTTGAAGAAACAATTCGTAAAAGGTTGTTGCGTGGAGAAAATTTACTTAAACAACAACGAGCTTTTCATACATCAGATTTAGCCGATATTAAACAAGGGCGTATTACTGTTCGAACTCAAGGAGGAGAAAATGATGACGAAAGCTACGAAGATGCTCCAGAATTAGAATTTCTTAAAAATAGAGAATTTGATCTTCAATATGCAATATTTCACAATTTGTATGAACAACAAAATGATCTTTATAAATTAATGATTAAACATTGGGGTGAATCATTTGAAGCAGAAATAGTACAATCTGTTTTAAGTCAACTAGATGACTATACACCTGCTCCTCAAAGTGACGCAATTGTAGACATGTTACGACAGAAATGGGCTGAAATTTGGCAAGCTAAAACAGCTTATTATAAAAAGATTCACGATGCTGTTACTTCAGAGCCTTTCATTAGAGCTTTGAAAGTTGGTGGTATTGTAATTGGTTGGTTGACAGTGTGTGTTGCTATTGTTAAAGGAACTGAGATGATTGTCGAAAAATGTTTACCTAAAGAAATAGCTGCTGCTAAAAAGATTATTGATAAGGAAATCCATGAGAAAACGAAACATTTACCATGGTGGAAACGACTTTTTAGTAACGTTGGAACACCTTTTAATCCTATTCAAATATCTCGTGGCACATTAAATTTAACACCTGACCAAATATTTTCGATATATTCTATTTATAATCTTGCTGTTGTAAATACAGAAGGAGGTGGAGACGCACAAAGATATCAACAAAGGGATAATGCCCGAGCAGCTCGTCGTTTGAAAATGCGTGTTGCTACAGCAGGTTTTGATGTTGAAACTTTGAAGAATGTTCTTTTGGAAGATTTTAAAAACGTAGATGTTCAAGGAAATAGTGATGAGTTGCTTGTCGATTTTGATGAGAGATTGATACACCAAGTATTAGTTACAGTACAGAGTCATCAATTAACCAACGACGCCATTTCTCATGTGTTACCATCCAATATTTATATGATGGATTATGTTGATATAAATGGACAAAGCCGTTCAGTTGGAAATGTTACATTTTTACATGATCGCGCTGTTCTTTTTCCATATCATTATATTCAAAGATTGGAACACGATAATTTACGTAAGAAAACTTTAAATGATGACTGTGTATTCACTTTCTCTCGTGCACCTACTAATTTAGAATTGGGTCGTAATGCACCTGCAAATAAACTTCGTTGTACATATAAGAATTTGCGTAATTATGCTCGTGTTGAAGCACCTGTGTTTATTGACGATGTTGCTCATCTTGAAAAAGATGCTGTCATTGTTTATTTATCAGGTAGTGGAATTTCAGGTCATAATTGTGCTAATATTATTAAGAAGTTTGTTCGCAGAGAGGATTTGGCTAAAATTTGTAGTAGTGGATTGAATGGATATATGGTTGTCCAACGTAATGTTGGTTCTAAAATCGGACAATGTACAGATCTTAAAATGAGTGTGGTGCTTGGTTGTAGCTCAATTACTCCTACAAATGTTATGAGACGAACAGGAAATAGATGGTTTGGTGATCAAATTATGGATTTTCAAGGACAACAAAAATTAACCGATGCAGATGGAAAAGTGTGTGAGTATTTTATTACTTTGCGTGATAGGTACGAATATACAGCTAGTACTCAACCTGGTGATTGTGGTTCTGTTTTATGGGTTGATCATCCTCAATTAACACATTGTATAGTTGGTATGCATTCAACAAACCATCCAACAGAAGGAAAAGGTTGTAGTGTGCCAATAACACAGGAAGACATTAACGAAACGTTAAAGAAGTTAGGACAATGTGCTGTAAATGCTTTTGAAGAACCAGTTTTAATCAAATTAGGAGAAGAAGATGTATTTGGACCTCGTCAATTAGTGCCCCAAGGAAATTTTCAATATGTTGGTAAGAAAACAGAAGGATTCCCTATGCAGCCTCTTAAGACATCTATTATGGCTAGTCCAATTCAGGAAAATTTGCATATTCTTAAAAATGAATATGAAAAGAAAACTGGAGAAAGTTATCCAATTGAAATTCTTAAAGCACCCGCAGTCATGAGAGTTGCTTACCAAAATCCTGAAGATTGCAAAATTTATGAACGTGCTGGTAAAGTTATGTTTCAAATGCATGGCGAAGAACCCCGGATTTGTTCATATGGCGATTATCAGGTATGGTTAGCAAAAGGAGGAGTTAAGCGTGATCCATTGTTTGAAGGTTTGAGTAAAAACTCCCTTCCAATGCCTCTTATAAGTTCCAAATTAATTGACAATGCTGTACATCATGTAACACAAAAATTATTAATAACGTATAATCCTCTTTGTGCAGACCCTTTCTCAAAGGCTATGGCTCAAAATAACTTTTATATAACAAACGAAATGCAAGAACAATTAGTCGATGTGCGTAATCGAAATAAATTAATTTTATCTGCCTTAGAAGATCAATGGTCTGGTCGTAAAATTAAAGATTTCGATGTTAAGAAAACATTTGATAAATTGGTTCGAACAATAACTTTGAACAAAGATGAAATAAAAGTTTTGAATGAAGCCATGCTCACCAATGAAAGTGGTGCTAAAGGATTAGATGATTTAATGGTTGCTTTTGCATGTCAATCACGATATCAAGAATACAAAATTATCAATACTTCTGATGAAAATCCTATGATTTTAACAATTGAACAATCTGTATCAGGTATTGATGGAGACAACACAATTCGCAGTATAAATGGAAAGAAATCACCTGGTCATCCTTATGATCAACAGCGTAAACCTTTTGGCAAGAAATGGTGGACAGGCAAAGAAATGAAGTGTGATGGACCTGGTTGGCCTTTATTAAAACAAGATGTTGAACAACTTATTAATGAAGCAAAAACCAAGGTTCCAGTAGTTTATTTTGTCGACACTATGAAAGATGAATTACGTCCTCATGAAAAGATCAAAAATTTTAAAACTCGTATCTTTTCAGCAGGTCCTATGCATTTTTCCATTGCTTTCCGTATGTACTTTTTGCGTTTTCTATCTTTTGTTATGGAAAACAAAATTGATAATGAAAGTGCTATTGGTATAAATCCGTATGGTATGGAATGGGAAAAACTTGCTCAACATCTGTCGAAATGGGGAGGTCCAACATGCATTGCTGGCGATTATTCCAATTTTGATGGTTCACTTAATAATTAGATAATGGAAAAATTGCTTGATGTTGTTGAAGCTTTCTATGCTCAATACGGTTCAACTACGGAAGAAAGAAATATACGTCGGAATTTATGGACATGCTTAACTCGATCGTTACATATTGCACGTGATGGAGGTGTATATCGTTGGTATAATAGTCAACCAAGTGGTAACCCCTATACGACCTTAATTAACGTAATGTTTAACATGGTTGTATTTCGGATGGTTTACTCTCTTATTTTTGGCGCTGCTAACAGTGAAGAAATGAAAGCTATTTTCCCAGAAGGCTATGGTTTCTTAGGTCCACCGCCTAAGAAAAGTTTAGCTACTTTTGATGAAAATGTTCGTTTCATTGCTTATGGAGACGATAATTGTGCTAACATCAATCCAGAAATAATTGATTGGTTTAATATGCATACCATTTCACGAGCAATGAAACTTTTTGGACTTACGTACACGGACGAATATAAAAATAAAGACGGAGAAGTTGAAAAGGCGCGTTTTATAAATGAGATTAACTTTCTCAAGCGTGGCTTCGTTAAAACAGATTTGAATGGAAGAAGATGGATCGCACCATTAGCTATCGATACCGTTAAGGAGATACTAATGTGGGTTCGAACCTCTGACTCTGTTCGTCGAGACGAAGTTATGATTGATAACGTTAAAAATACATGTATGGAAATGGCGCTTCACG